AAAATAACACAAAAGGCATGAAAGAAAAAATTGACGAAATAAAAAAAGGTCTTATCTGGGGCGACATTTGGGTTATTTCTAATGTTTCCGGATTTTCTTATTCAGCTGTGTCGAAGATGCTGTCGGGAAAACGCACCGTGCATCCACTGGTATTACATGCTGCTGAAAAGCTTATCGAAGCACGCAAAAACAAGATAGTCGATAATATTAACCAATCAATATAAATAATTATGGAACTAATGCACCAACAATTTGGCACCATACGTATTGCCGAAAGTGGCGGGCAATACTGGTTTTGTGCAAAAGATGTATGCAATGCGCTTGGATTAGTAAAAGTAGAATCATCATTAAGAAAACTTGATGATGATGAAAAGGGTGCTCAAATTTTTCGCACCCCTGGTGGACCTCAGGAAATGTTGGTAGTTAATGAGAGTGGATTATATACTCTTATACTGCGAAGCAACAAACCCCGGGCACGTGCATTTCGCAAATGGGTAACTAATGAGGTGCTGCCATCGCTACGGCGTACCGGCAAATATGAAATTAAAACCCCCCGACAAATTGAACGCGAAAACGAACGGGCATACAACGGCCTACTGAAAGAGCTGCGCAAGGATATGCGGTTTAGCGATGTGTCGATACTTGCCCGACGCTCGCGTATCGACGAGGAAGCTATAAGCCGGGTACTCAATGGCCATAGCAGCAATGCGGTGATTTTGAACGAAATTATTGTGTATGTACTGAAGAAAAAAGGCCTCGAACGCCTGTATCAAACTTCCACTGGTATTGATAAGGTGATGCGATTGTTGCAGGGACAATTAGATAATCTGCAATTAACTGATTAAACATAATATATTACCCTTCATTGTAATAATTGGTTTAAATAAAATAATTATTATGAACTATTTAACCTGTAACATAACTATCGATTACAATAATCGGAAAGACAATTTAGAGCCAATAGTCATTCCACTTCCTGACAGGATGATATTGTCAACTGAATATGTACAGATATTATTATGGTTATCGGATTATTTAAAACATGTAAGTTGGCAGGAATTCTGGCTAAAGCTATTTGGCGAAGAGATTATTAATGGTTCGGTATGGGCACTTTCGGAGCATGTAAATAATGGTAGTTTTCGTAAAAATCACAAAAAGGGAAGTCCTTATTTCATCCCTAAAAATATTTTAATCTGTAAACTAACCATTGATAGAAAAGATCCAAAAAACAAGCATGATGCCATAATAATACCCTTGCCCGATTATGAAATCAACAGAGATGAATACAAAGAACTCTTAAATAAGTGGGAAGCCTATTTAAGAGATGTAATTTATGATGATTTCTGGACTTACATATTTGGCGAAGAATATTCTATTTTATATCCGATAAACTCAAAAGTGGCTGATGATAATAAGTTGCATAAGCTTGTTGAACAAGAGAAAGAACCTTTTTATCATCGCACCGGAACCGAAAATCAATTGAATAAAAACCAGGCTCAGGATAAACAATAAATAACTCAACAATAATGTCAACATTACTAAACATATCAGCAATTTCGCTCAGTTTATTCCAGAGTTCACGGTTCATTTCTGTAAAGCAACGATTATGGTCTTTAGGTACTTCCCTATCACCATATTTAGCAGAAGGATATAACATGGCTATATTTTTTAATGGTTTTTACAAATATAGCAAAAATCCCGCACTCTGGCGCGATGCTGTTCCATCGAATGGGGCTGCGGGAGCAATGTTTAACAAATAAAATTTAATGATATGGAAGAAAAAACCAACAAAGATTTCTCTATTAATATAGAGAAGCTAATTGAGAAAGTTGAGATAATAAACTGTCCTTATTGCTTTAAAACACAAATGGTCAGCAATAACAGTTTAGCTAATGAAACAGAAAAAATTCTTAAAGCAATTTTAAGGGAACTTGACGATAATGGTGCGTCAGAAACCCAAAAAAATCAAATTTCTAAAACTCGCTTATGAACCTGTTTAATAAGTTCTGTTTTGTCTTTATCAGGCAAATTTTCAATTATTATTTCACACAATGCCTGAGTGTAACGCAAATGCTTAATTATCCAATTAAGCTTTTCAATTAATTCATATTCTGACATGATTAAAAGATTTAAAGATTCAGACAAATATATCAAAAATCCCGCACACCGGCGCGATGCTGCTCTATCGGATGGGGCTGCGGGAGCAAACCTCAGAGAAGTACCATGGTGGCCACATTGCTAATATGTAAGAGGCTGAAGTATTAGCAATGCCATGGGAAAAAGTGATGACCCAAGGGTGGAGGGGATAAGGCCGACCACCCTGACAGCCGGGAACAGACCGGCATTTTTAAAAAAATGAATATGTTCGAGTATTGTAACAATATATTGGGCATACAGGTGGGTAAACTAATAGCTGAAGGAATTATAACTATCAATCAATATGATTGGTATAAAAAAGTTAAGCAACTAATGCTACTTCGCCGTGCCTGCAAAAATACCCCTGCCCTGGTGGCTTATGATAGCCTACCAGAACGAATCAAAGCCGAAATTACCCGCCGATATGGTGACCCATACCGGATAGCTCACCGGGTAATACTCGAACAGTATATACAGCCCGACCCCAAAGCCGCTAATTACTATGCTACTTATCAGCTACCCGACGGCCGAAACTTACCACAAAAGAAGCAATTACAATACTTTGCCGAAGCCATTATACTAAATGCCCTTAAAACATATATTACCGAGCTTCGTAACCGACGCAAAAATTTAAATAACAAAATATCTAACCTGTGGGCAATAGCATCCGCAGCCGTTGCCGAACTCGATAAAACAAAATATCCTCACGACTTACCCACCAATCCCCGCCGGTTACATGAACGTTATCAGAAGTATATGCAATATGGCTACGTAGCCAACGTGCACGGGGGTTACTGCAATGCAAATAGTCGTAAAACTAACGAACTTATCGAACGTATTGTTATCAGCATTTATTGCATGGACAACCAGCCATTTGGCGAATGGGTATATAACTATTATCTGCAATTTTTGGCTGGTAACCTGCAAATTGCCGATTCCGAAACCGGCGAATTATTTGATCGCAAAGATTTTGAGGACAAAAACGGCAATCCCATTATCATCAGTAAATCCACCATCTGGAATATACTCAACAACCCCGAAAATCATATTATTATCGATCGTATGCGCAAGGCGCGCATCGATCATATAACCCAATCTACGCCTTTCAATCGCAGGCGTAAGCCAGAATATAGCCTGAGCATGATATCGCTCGACGACTGGCAGCACAATATCCGCACTACCGATGGTGAAAAGCTAAATGCTTATACAGCATTTGATGTAACATCAACGGCCATTATTGGCTGGACACTCGATACTCGCACTCCCGATACAGCTATGGTAATGGATTGTCTGCGAAATATGTATAACAATTTGCGAAAATTTGGGCAGCGTTGGCCTATTGAGGCGCAAGTTGAGAACCATTTGATCCGTGACATGCACGATATATTTCAGGGGTTATTTGGATTTGTTACTTATTGCACCCCAGGATTATCACGAGATAAGCATGCCGAAGGTTATATTAAGCAACTAAAATATGGTATAATGAAGCGTTATCAGCCGGTGGGCCGCTGGTATGCGCATCACGATGCTTATGCAGTGAAAAATGCTTCTAAAGATGAAGATTATAAACAGCCTCGTGCACCCAAAGACGAATTAATTGCTACTACCATTGAATATATCCATGAATATAACAACCAATTACATCCCAATCAGAAGAAATACCCAGGAAAAACCCGCTGGAAAGTATTGCTGGAAAATATTAACCCCGATTGCTTGCCTGTTGATAGCTACAAAATATTGCGATATATAGGCAATGCCACACATACCAGCATACGCAACAACGATTATGTACGTGTTCAATATGAGGATTATGCCATTGAAACTTTCGATATGCTGAAACATCTGAAGCCGGGTAATTACGAAGTAACTGCCTACTGGCTGCCCGACGAAAATGACATTATAAACGAGTTACATCTATGGCAGGATGATAATTATCTGGGCAAGGCCGTTAAATACAATCGATACAACGCAGCCAAAGCCGAACGCACTGAACTTGATGAACAAATACGGACACAACAGGCAAAACGTCAAGCTAATTTCTTTAAACGTGAAAAAGAACTCAAACGAACCAAGGTTACCAAGGTCGCCTTGTTGCACGAAAAACCATATAATGATGATGATTTAGAGCCTGAAATAATAGGTACAATAGAACCGGAAACAGAACTTGCAGAAGTTGAAATAATAATGAAGCCCTTGTATGCCGATAATAATGATCCGGTAACAAGGGCATTAAATAGTATTTAACTATCATTTAAATTACAAAAATATGATGAGTAAAGAAATTAAACAACAAATTGTTGAAGCGCTCAGGGAAAATCTGAAAAAATACCCCAGCGCCAACAAAATGGCTATTGCCATAGGTATTAATGCAGCCCAATTAAGTCGTATCCTTAAGGGTGATTGGGAAAATGTGATAAGCGATGCCAACTGGCTAACGCTTGCCCGTAAGTTTGATATAGCCATAGGCTTACAATCACCAATTGTAGCTGCCGAGACCGAGACATATAAATTTATTGTTACTCAGTTATCACTTTGCCAGCAGCAATCGCTATCGGCAATGCTATGCGATTATGCCGGCATAGGCAAAACTTTTGCAGCCCGACATTATGTAAAGCAGCATAAAAATGCAATATATATTGATTGCAGCCAGACCAAAAGCAAACAAAAACTTATCCGGCAAATAGCTAAAGAATTTGGCGTAGATCATACCGGACGTTACACCGACGTATATGCCGACCTTGTATATTATTTGAGGTCATTGGATCATCCATTAATTATCCTCGACGAAGCTGGCGATCTGGATTATGCTGCTTTTTTGGAATTAAAAGCCCTGTGGAATGCCACCGAATACATGTGCGGATGGTACATGATGGGGGCAGACGGCCTAAAAAAGAAATTCGAACGGCACTTATACAATAAAAAGGTAGGCTACGCAGAGTTATTTCGCCGGTTTGGCGAACGTTACCAGCGTATTACCCCCGAAGGCAAGGAAGCCATGGAAGAATTTAAACGCCGGCAAATAGCCATTGTTGCCAAAGCCAACGGGCTTACAAATGTACAGGAATTGTATATTAAAACTCAAGGCTCACTTACCCGCTTATACATTGAATTGCAAAAGATTAAAAACGCAGCATAACTATGGCAAAGCGCGACAAGGCAATAAGCATACATCAGTTTATCAATTATAAGCCAGTAACCATGCAATTTGAAGATCCGTGGCTGGGGTTAATAGGCAACCCAGAACTTACGGGCAGCTGGATTATCTGGGGCAACAGCGGTAACGGCAAGACACGCTTTGCCCTTCAGCTTGCAAAATATCTAAGCAATTTTGCACGCGTGGCTTATAATAGTCTGGAAGAAGGATTAAGCCTTAGCCTAAAGATTGCCTGCCAAGAATGCGGTCTTGCTGAAGCTGGCCGTCGGTTAATAATACTCGACAAAGAATCGATTGAGGACCTAACCAATAGGCTATTGCGCCCTAAGAGTCCACAGGTGATTATTATCGATAGCCTGCAATATTCGGGGCTCGATTATCGGGGTTATAAACAGCTGCGAGACAGCTTTCGCAACAAGCTGTTCATATTTATATCGCATGCCGATGGTAAGGACCCCGCCGGCAGAACCGCCAAGAGCATTCGTTTTGATGCCAATGTAAAAATCTGGGTTGAAGGTTACATGGCATATGCATCCAGTCGCTATGGTGGTGGGCAGCCTTATACGATATGGGCAGATGGCGCAGAAAAAATACACGGTATCGATATACAAAAAATATGAAAAATATGAAAAATATGAAAAATAAAGCAACAACAGACAATAGAAATCTTATTGCACGGTTGCACCTGCTTGCCAAGCAAGTAGGCATGAGCGATGATGATTACCGTGATTACCTATATAATAATTACCATGTAACCACATCCACATTGCTTTCCACAGCACAATTAGAAGAAGCATGCAACTGTTTGCAGAAGATAATAGGCAATGAAGCTAATGCTTGGCGCCGTAGGGTGATGGCTGCTATTGGAGCATATTTACGTAATTTACACCTGACTGAAAATGAACATTATATCAAAGCTATTGCCTGCCGTGCTGCAGGATATAGCAAATTTAACGATATTCCTGTATCGCGACTGAGGGCCATATATTATGAATTCGTAAGGCGCAACAAAATTGCTGATCAAGTGGACTACGAGATAAAACAAATAGAACACGAACTATCAAATCTTAATTAATATGGAAACAAAAAAAATCAGTCGAAATATCGACATCGTAAAAAATGAAATAGACAGATTGCGTACGCTTATATGCAAGCGCACAGAATGGCTTAATAAGCCTGAAAATAAAATGCGGTCAACATACAATGTAATATTAAAAGATACTCGAGAACTGATTGAACATCTCGATGAATTAGAACATGAATTACAACAATATTTAAAAAAAATACCAATTAAAAAAAATTAATTATGAAAACAATTAAAAAATGGTTATTACGCAAGGTATTTGATGCAATAATA